CCTCTGGCTTTATGGGCGGTATTGCACCACTGCCTACCGAGTTCCAGGCCGCTATGGACGTAATTTCCAAGGCGTCGGCCGATCAGTCTTCCGGCATGGTCGTGGATTGGAAAGCAGTATCTGACCAGGTCCGAACAGTTCCTGGTGTAACGCTTGAAATGATTGATGCGCTCGAGCGAAGCGGCGGCGCGGCAGCAGAAAAAGCTGCGCTAGTAGCAAGCCTGAAAACCGCTCTTGCGGAACTCACGGGAGAAACGGACGCCAACACCCGTGCTGAACGTGAAAATGCTGCAGCACGAGCAGGGGCGGTGCAGGAAGGGCAGAAGTATCTTGATCAGTTGCTTAAACAGCTGGCCGCGTCGAAAGACAAGACCAATCTGGAAGCAGCCAACCGTTATATCGAAGAGAACACCCTGCTCACGGAAGGACAGGTCGCAGCGATCCGCTCAGCCGCAGCCGCGAAGGATGCGGTAAAAGCTGCTGATGATGCAGCGACCAAAGCTTCGAAAAAGCACACCAGCGAATCGGAATCATCAGCCAAGCAGCAGTTGAAAGCTTTCGAATCGACTGAGGAAAGCTACAAACGTCAGATCGAGTTGATTAACACCACCGGTGAAAAGCAGAAGGATGCCACCGAGGTTGCGAAGCTTTCCTTCGAATTGCAGGAGGGCAAACTTGGCAAGCTGACCGAGGCGCAGAAAAAACGCCTGCTGGGCATGGCCGCCGAGCTCGACGTGCTGAACAGGATCAAGAAGGCCAATGAAGACGACCTGAAGCTAACGGCCTTCAAGGCGGCTCAGGTCACTGGCACGCAGACCACGCAGGACGGTTTCGATCAGGAGCTGGCCGGCATCGGCATGGGCGACAAGGCCCGGGACCGGATGCGTGCGGATCTGGCGCTTCGGCAAAAGTACGCGGCTGACTTGGCCAGCTTGAACGAACAACGCAACACCGGACAGATTTCGCCAGAGCTCTATGCCAGCGAGACGAAAGTTCTGCAGGATGAGCTCGGGAAGCGGCTGGCTGCCCAACAGACCTACTTCAGCCAGGTGGATGCCGCCCAGTCCAACTGGTCAAACGGTGCGGCGGATGCGCTGCAGGACTACGTTGACCAGGCTGCCGATGTTGCCGGCCAAACCAAGCAACTGTTCACCAGTGCCTTTAGTGGGCTGGAGGATGGCATCGTCGACTTCGTTAAAACGGGGAAGCTGTCCTTCAAGGATATGGCTGACTCGATTATTGAGGATTTGATCCGCATTCAGGTCAGACAAGCCGCTGCGGGCTTCCTCAGCAGTGCATTCAGCGCATTCACGGGTTGGGGGGCTGGCAGCGGAACCATGACCGGCTTCAGCGAAGGCGCGATGGTGGCCAACGCCAAAGGTGGTGTCTACAGCTCTGCCAGCCTGTCATCGTATTCTGGCGGTGTCTACGACACGCCGCAGACCTTCGCCTTCGCCAAGGGCGCAGGCATCTTCGCGGAAGCCGGCCCCGAGGCAATCATGCCGCTGACTCGGGCGGCTGATGGGTCGCTCGGCGTTCGGGCCATTGGTGGATCAGGGGCGACAGCAGCTGAATCCGCTTCAACAGTGTCCGTTGGCGGCATCACGCAGCACATCACCGTCCAGGGCAATGCTGACGAAGCCACGCTCGCCCGTATCCAGGAGGCGGCGCGACGTGGTGCCGAAGGCGGCTACCAGATGGTGCTCAAGGACCTCAAACAAAACGGCCCCGCCCGTCAGCTAATCAATCGCCGGTAAACGGCTGTAGGAGTACTTCATGGCTATCGCTTGGCCGGCTGCGTTGTGGCCGTCGCAAATGACCTGGGGCATGGTCTACAACAACCGCGCATTTACGTCGACGCTGTCCAACGCCCAACAGATCATGGGCTATCCGGGGGCCCACTGGTTGTGCACGCTCAGCTTTGATGGCCTGTTTGATGAGGACGAACGCGAAGTAACGGCGCTGCTGGGCCGCCTTCAGGGAATGTTTGGGACGGTGAATATTCCTGCCTTCACGCGCACCAGGTCCGACAACATTGGCGCGCCGGTGGTCGTCACAGCCAATGCCCAGGCCACCAACATGATCTTGGGCGGAGTGATACCGAACCAGAAGGTCTTTTCTTTTGGCGACTACATCTCCATCGCCGGTGAGATGTTTGAAGTGGTGGACGACGCCGCATCGAACGCTCAGGGACGAGTTCAGGTGTTTCTCAACAAACGGATTCGCCGGGCTATCACGCCCGGGGCTGCCGTTGAGTATCGCAACCCCTATTCCGAAATGCGCCGAGTGGATGACACCAATCAGCTGACCGTTCAGCCCGTCGTGGCCAACGGCAGCTTTCAGTTTCGAGAGGCTTTCTGATGCCGTCAGCATTCCCATTTAGCCAGAGCGTGGTGAACATCATCGCCACCGGTAAGTTCATGCCCGTCTACGCCGTGCAGTTGGATTTTGTCGACGGTATGGTCTTCGCGCACACCGGCACCGGCGATCTCGTCATCGGCGGCATTACCTATCTGGGAGTCGGCAATTTCGGCGAGGTGAGTCAGTCCCAGGAAAGCGACAACTCGAGCTCGCCGATGTCGGTTGAGCTGACGTTGAGCGGCCTCGATGCCTACATCCTGTCCGAAACCAATGTGCGCGGTTGTCGCGGGCGGTTGGCCAAGGTGATATTCGTGGTGTTCGACGAGAACGGCACCTATGCCGCTGACATCCTTTTCTCGGGGCGCATGGATGCCGCCAAGTTTTCCTTTGCTGGTAATGGTCAGGAAGGCAACAGCATCGCCGTTCCGGTGATCGACCGTATGGCCGAGTGGAGCCGTACCGGTACCGAGCGGTTCACCGACGAAAACCACCGTGCGCGTCATGACGGCGACCGCTTCTTTTACGCCATCGCCCAGATGTCCGAGTGGCCCATTTACTGGGGCTCGAAGAAGGACGCCCCGACATTCACTTATGGAAGTTAGCCATGCGCTACCGAGACTGGACAACCCGTCTGAACGACGTGATCAAGGCCGCCCAAGAGCGGCCTTTTTCATGGGGTGAATTTGACTGCTGCCTGTTCGCGGCTGACTGCACTTTGGCCATTTGTGGCGTGGACCCGGCCGAAAACTACCGCGGCAAGTACACGACCGAGACCGGTGCCAAGCGGCAACTTAAGAAGCAGCACGGCAGCCTCGAAGCGGCATGGGATGCCCGTTTCGCAAGAGTGCCGCTGACCTTCATTCAGCGCGGAGACGTAGTGCTGTACGACGCGCCTGGCGGCCGAAGCATGGCCGTGTTCTGGGCAGGTGATTTCTGGGCAACAACTGACGACGGCGCAGCCCGAGTCGAATGCGAGCCACTGGCCGCGTGGAGGGTTGAATGAGTGGCGGCGTAAAGAAACTTGCTCAAGTCGCGGTCGGCGCTATCGTTGGTTTTGCCCAGGGCGGCCCGTGGGGCGCGGTCGCTGGTGCGGCGCTGGCCTTCTACGCAGCCGAACAGCAGGAAAAGCTCAACTCCAAGTCGCCTTTGCGCGATAACGAGCCGTCAGCACAGACCGTACGGTCCTCCAAGGCGCCGGTGCGGTTCATCCTTGGCCGGGTTTCCACCGGCGGCGTGCTGGTCTGGGCGCAGGAGCAGGCGGGTGCGCAGGGCGAGGGCGAATGGCTGCACCTCGTCTACGTTCTGTGTGAAGGTGCCATTGATGCGCTGGAAAACATCTACCTGGGCGAAGAGGAAATCGGTTCGTTTGGACCGCTGGCGAGCTACGAGCTGATCGTCAACCCGACCCAGGTCAACGCCTTCCTGAAGGCCAACTGCCCGGATTGGAAGGACAGTCAGATCGGACGGGGACTTTCCTTTGTTCGCGTATCGCTGAAGTACAGCGCCGAGAAATTCCCCTCGGGTATTCCGGACACGCGGTTTGTCGTTCGCGGTCGAAATGACCTCTACGACCCTCGCACCGGCACCGCCGTTTACAGCGCAAACACTGCGCTGCATCTGCTCTGGTTTCTGCGTGCCCGCTGCGGCGTGCCGGACGATGAGATTGTTTTCGAAACCTTTGCCAGTGCAGCCAACGTCTGCGACGAAGCCCTGACCAATGCCGACGGATCGACCAGTCAGCGCTATCGAACTGCCTGCGTGATCGGTGCCGACGAACAGCGCACAGGTGTGCTGCAAAAGCTTGAGGCGGCGTGCGCAGGCAAGCTGATCCGTGTGGGTGGCCGCTGGATGCTCCAGGCGGGCGCGTATTACGGGCCGTATGATTTCGAGATCACTGAAGACATGGTGGTGGGCACCATCACTGGCAGCACCGAGCCAAGCAACGATTCTGCAATCAACACCGTGCGCGGCACCTTCATTGACCCTTCGCAGTCCTGGACCGAAACCGACTATCCCGAAGTGCAAGTGGATCAGTGGGTTGTAGAAGACGGTGGGGAGGCGGCGGAAACGCTCACCTATTCCTACGTCACGGATCCGTACCAGGCCCAGCGCCTGGCAAATATAGAGCTGCGCCGTCGTCGCGCCGGTGGTGCAATCAGCATCCCAATGAATTTCGCCGGCTACAACTGTCGGCCGGGCCGCGTGGTACGGGTGAACCTTCCGTCTCTGAATATACTCGGGGAATTCATTGTTTCTGACTGGTCGATGGGGGATAGCGAAGGCTGCACCGTTCAGGTGAAGCAATACGAGGCGCCGATATTCGATGATGCCGTGGGTCAGCCGTACAACCCAATCGGCTTTATCAACCTGCCGACCGGTGGCCTGGGGTCACCCACAAACCTCAAGTGGACGCAGGATGCATCGGCCGAGGTGACACAGGGCATCCTCTCCTGGGTGCCTCCGTCCGGCATTGTGAAGGAATACATCGTCATCGTTCGCCAGGGTGCGACTGCGATCCAATCGCACAATGTTCCGGCGACCTCCACCGAGCGGGCTATCAATGGCTTGCCTTCGGGTAGCTACACGATGAGTGTGGCGGCAGTGGGGCCGATGGCTCGGTCGGGCGAGGCGACTATTTCCGTCAGCGTGAATGGTCCGCCCATTCCTGAAGCCTGTGTGGTGCAGTCATCGATTGATTCGATCACCTTGATTCCGTCCAACACCTTGCGCGGGCTGAATGGCGGGACTTATGAGTACTTCTTCAGCACGGTCCCAGCATCTGACCCGGATGATGCGGTTTACCTGGGGCAGGGTCTTTCCTTTACTCATACCGGACTCGGCTTCTACACCAACTATTACTACTTCGTTCGGTCGTCAAACGCTTATGGCAAAAGCGCATTTCTGTACGTGCCCGCATCAACGTCGAATGACGTCGGTGCTTACCTGGATGCGCTGGAGGGGGAAATAACGGATTCTCACCTCGGCCAGCATCTGCTGGGGCGGATCGAGCTGATTGACGGCCCGTCAACTCTGCCGGGATCAGTCAACAATCGAGTGAATGAGCTGGGCGAGCAAATCGGCGAAGTCACGGATCACCTGCAGGAGCTGGTGAACGAAGGGCAAACCGCGCTGGCCGAGACGCAGCAGGCGTTCAGCGAAGCTCAGCAAGCGTTCAGCGAAGCTCAAGCCGAGCTGCAACAGCAAATTGATCAGGTCAGCACCCTCGCCAAATCGGGCGAATACCAGAAGGACAAAGCCTACGCCGTCGGCGCCTCGACCCGCCTGAATGATCGTCTGTACCAAGCCAAAATCGCGGTGCCGGCGGATGCCAGCGGCGCGAAGTCGCCGCCGAATGCGACCTATTGGGTAGACGTTGGCCAAGTGGTGTCCGATTCGAACGGTTTGGCCGCACGGGTCAATATCACTGAAACCAAAATCACCAGCATCGAGGGGGTTAATACCAGCCAAGGCACGGCCATCACCGGGCTGACCAACAGCCTGACCACCACCAACGGTAACGTGACCGCCGCGCAAAACGCGGCGAACGCGGCCAATACCTTGGCCGGCGGCAAGGGCAAGGTGATCGTGCAAACCGCTGCTCCGGCGGCAGCCGATCAACTGGCGCAGAACCTGTGGATTGATATCACCGGCGGGGCGAACACGCCGAAGCGCTGGACCGGCTCGGCCTGGGTGGCAGTGACGGACAAGGTAGCCACCGATGCGGCGGCAGCGGCAGCCAATGCGTTGTCGGTGGCCAACACCAAGGCCGATGCCTCGGCAGTCAACAGCCTGACCACTCGCGTGGAAGCGGCCGAAGGCACGATCAGCAGCCAGGGCAGCTCGATCACCGGGCTGACCAACAGCCTGACCACCACCAACACCAACGTGACCGCTGCGCAAAACGCGGCGAACGCGGCCAACACCTTGGCCGGCGGCAAGGGCAAGGTGATCGTGCAAACCGCTGCGCCGGCGGTGGCCGATCAGTTGGTGCAGAACCTGTGGATTGATATCACCGGCGGGGCGAACACGCCGAAGCGCTGGACGGGTTCGGCTTGGGCAGCGGTGACGGACAAGGTGGCAACCGATGCGGCGGCAGCGGCAGCCAACGCCTTGTCGGTGGCCAACACCAAGGCCGACGCGGCAGCGCTGACCAGCTTGACTACCCGCGTGACCTCGGCGGAAGGGACGATCAGCAGCCAGGGCACTTCGATCACCGGGTTGAACAACAGCCTGACCACCACCAACGGTAACGTGACCGCCGCGCAAAACGCGGCGAACGCGGCGAACACCTTGGCCGGCGGCAAGGGCAAGGTGATCGTGCAAACCGCTGCACCGGCGGCGGCCGATCAACTGGCGCAAAACCTGTGGATTGATATCACCGGCGGGGCGAACACGCCGAAGCGCTGGACCGGCTCGGCTTGGTTGGCAGTGACGGATAAGGTGGCCACCGATGCGGCGGCAGCGGCAGCCAATGCCTTGTCAGTGGCCAACACCAAGGCCGATGCCTCGGCGGTCAACAGCTTGACCACTCGCGTGGCGGCGACGGAGGGGTCTATCACTTCCCAGGGCAACTCGATCACGTCGTTGAATAACAGCCTTGGCGATATCGGCAGTCAAAACCTGCTGTACAACCCTGCGTTTACCGAGGCGGGCAGTGTTGCCGGATTGGCCGATGGCTGGGAGAAAAACGAACCTGGAACAGTCGGAGCTTCCACGGGCGTTTACTCCCTGGTGCCGTCGTGGATCAACGCCGCCGAGAACGCCCAACGAATTGACGTGACAGGGATTAATGAATCCAACCTGTACCGCTCAATCGTCCCGTCCATGGCGGTGCGGCCAGCTGCACAGGCGGGTACATCGGTTGCTTTGTCCGTGTACTTCCGAGCGACAGCGGGGTTGCAGGCCCGGCTGTACTTGCAGGCGGTTGACTCCGTCGGCGCTGTACTCGCTGGCCCTGCCACAGGATTTTTCGTAGCGACTGGCGGGACGCAACGAGCCTCGCTGCTTTTTGCCAATCTGCCTGCAGGTACAGTGAAGGTTTTGCCTTTCCTGCGCGTGTTCGGCAGCAGCGGCGTTACAGCAGGTTTTGTAGAGTTCACCCGCGCTCAGATTGAAACCGGGGCGGTAGTGTCGGGGTGGAGGGACAACGCGTTAACGCTCGCCTCTGAGCAGGCCGCCACGTCCGCTGCACTCAGCACCTTGACCAGCACCGTGACTCAGCAGGGCACAACCTTGACCAGTCAGGGCGCCTCGCTCACCTCGCTGAACAACAGCCTGAGCACCACCAACGGTAACGTGACCGCTGCGCAAAACGCGGCGAACGCGGCCAATACCTTGGCCGGCGGCAAGGGCAAGGTGATTGTGCAAACCGCCGCACCGGCGGTAGCCGATCAACTGGCGCAGAACCTGTGGATTGATATCACCGGCGGGGCGAACACACCGAAGCGCTGGAACGGCTCGGCGTGGGCGGCGGTGACGGACAAGGTGGCCACCGATGCGGCGACAGCGGCAGCCAATGCCTTGTCGGTGGCCAACACCAAGGCCGATGCCTCGGCGGTCAACAGCCTGACCACTCGCGTGGCGGCGGCGGAAGGGACGATCAGCAGCCAGGGCAGCTCGATCACCGGGCTGACCAACAGCCTGTCGATCACCGATGCGTATGCCAAAGCGGCGGCGCAGCAGGGGGCCAACCTCATAATGGACGGCAACCTGGCACAAGGTGTCCCGTTCTACAGTGGCATCGGCGCGGTGTTCTCGGTCGTGACCATGAGTAACCCTTCGCGCTCCAACAAGGTCGCGAAGGCAGTGGCAAACGGGGCTATCGCTGATCTGCAGTTCCAACCGTTCAAAATCTCCGGCGGGCGTTGGATCTACGCAGAGTGCTACGTCAAAACCGAGCTGTGGACCGCCGGTAACTACGGGCTGTACGCCACCGTTATCAGAAGTGACGGCACCGCTGCCTTCTCCACCTTCCAGCAGAGGGCAGTGGACGTCGGCCCGGACTGGGTCAAGTTCTCGGGTACCGTGCAGATGGTCTCGGACGCGGTCGAAGTGCGCATGCGCTACAGCACCCGCGCGGACGTGGCAGTCGGCAACATCATTTACTTTACCGACATCGTGGCTATAGACGTTACCGAGGCCAAGGCGGCATCTGACTTGGCTGGCACCAAGGCCGATGCCTCGGCGGTCAACAGCCTGACCACTCGCGTGACGACGGCGGAAGGGACGATCAGCAGTCAGGGCGCCTCGCTCACCTCGCTGAACAACAGCCTGACCACCACCAACACCAACGTGACTGCCGCGCAGACGGCAGCGAACGCGGCGAACACTTTGGCCGGCGGTAAGGGCAAGGTAATCGTGCAAACCGCCGCACCGGCGGCGGCCGATCAGCTGGCGCAGAACCTGTGGATTGATATCACCGGTGGGGCGAACACGCCGAGGCGCTGGAACGGCTCGGCGTGGGTAGCAGTGACGGACAAGGTGGCCACCGATGCGGCGGCCGCGGCAGCCAATGCCTTGTCGGTGGCCAACACCAAGGCCGATGCCTCGGCGGTCAACAGCCTGACCACTCGGGTGACGGCGGCGGAAGGGACGATCAGCAGCCAGGGCACTTCGCTTACCTCGCTGACTAACACGCTC